AACAAAAAATGCTAATACAATCTCTATGAGTGGTAGTATGTCTATCCTCTCTATATTAATACCATCAATTACAGTTTGAAGTGTTGATGCGATTGCAATATAATCATATTGACTTCCTATTGGTGTTGCTATTACATTACTCAATCCTTCAGCAGTTACAGCCACTATAACAGTTTTACCTGCAAATCTTAATTCTTCTGATCCTAAATCTGCGACTGAAATAGTTGGATATGCTGTATTCCATGATAACCAAATTCTAGCATTTGCATCTGTCTTTATTGTTGCAAACCCAGGCACTCGCATTGCTATGATTCCAGCATCACCTGATTTTACTTGATAACTAGGATCACCTGTAGCAGTTCTAATAACCTCTATTGCCATAGACGGATATACATCTTCACCTATTTTCATTAGTAAAGGCATTCTTCTAACGACACCATCAATCTCTGGTGCAGTGTTTAAAACTCCTACACCTGATGCACTATCACCTATAGTTGGTATTGGGCCAACCATTCCACGCCACTCAAATAACCAATCTAAAGGATTACCTATTTTTGCAACTCCTCTAGGATAACCATTGTTCGAAGTTTGATTTGAACCAACTTGTCCAACCACAACAAAATTATCTTTAAGTGAATCTGCAAATATTTCATCACCACCAAATCTATCCTCTTCAGAAAATAAAATAGGTAATACAATAACACCTGCATTTTTTAATCGTAAGTAATCTATAATATCAGCGTAAGTATCTCTTGACCATGGGTATTGGCCAAACTTTTCTATAGACTTTTCATCTATCGTAACTATAACAATGTCTTGAGATATTTGTTTATCTTGCGATTGTAACATTAGATCAAAGGATTTTAATCTAAGTATTTCTTTTACTTGTGGATCTTTAACTCCTACCCAAATTAAAAAAAATAATGTGACTAATGGAAAAGTCCAATGTGTGAATATTTTTTTCATTATTGATTTAAAGTCATAGTGCAGTATGTGTGACCACAATATAAATTACCACTATAACTTTTACTGTTGCCAGTTTGATTTACAGTGATAGAACTACCATCACTTGTTCTACCATCAACATCAATATCGATAGAATGATAATTACCTGTTTGATTAAAAATTATAGTAGCAGAATCCATATTTAACATATCAAAATCTATATCGTTATCGACACCATCTTGCGTTGTTGTTATGGAATAACCTGTGCTACTTGTCACTGTTAAATCAAAATTATTTGCAAACGCTGATAATGTAAACAATAATATACTACTGATTTTGATTAATATAAATTTCATTACTACCCTCTCCTAATCTGTAATCTCTGATTTCAAACTCTTGTTGTTGTACATTCAATATATATCCATTTTCTTGATCTAATGTCAGAACTATATTATTACCTGCGGCATCTTCTCTAACCCAGATCCAATTACCATCCTCTTCAATAAGTATGACTCCAAATTCATCTTGACCAACTTTCTTTTTCTCTTCTATCTTATCAAATTCACTTCTCATTTGCAAGGCCAATTGTTGGTTTAATTCCTCTAACACATCTGCCAAGAAGTTATTTTCAAGAAAGTCTATATCTAATCTACTTGCAAACTCGTCTTCTTCTACCTTCAATAAGTCAATTTCTAAATCCTCAAACTTTAGAAAGTCTAAATCTAATACATTTGATACTATTTTTAGTCTTTTTTCATACTCTATCTGGTCTTTTAGTTTGGGTGGTTTCCTAATAATCAACAAATTTGTAATAAGTGACTCGTCTAATTCTATGATAACAGGGTTTATTGGTCTATTTTCTGGCACATCTACTTGAGTGGCCTGAAATGCTTGATTCAATATTACAAAACCTGCGTCACTTTCTACTGCTATTTCACCCACAAAACAATTACCTTCAGTGTCACAACTTGGTAATAGTATGATAGTAGATGACCCAGTTTCATCGACTGTCATTGCAAAATCTGTTCCTCTTACTGAAACAGTTGCAGTTGGTGTTTTGATACTAATGTTTTGTGCTGAATTTTTTGCGATCTGACCACTTGCATATCTTACAGTTCCTAATGATGCTTTTAAAGATAGTTTACCTGTCTTTGAATTAGGATCATATACAAATTCATCTATGATAAGTTTTGAATGAGATGTGACATCAACTCTTGTATCATCTAAAAACTCAATTGCAAGTTTTCCCTTACCTGTTTTTACTGTGTCGTATGAGAAAACATCTAAATCTTTTTCTACTTTTACTTCAGTTTTGTCAACTCTTTGAATGACAGAATTTCCTTCTTTCAATACAACATCGCCTATGGAACTTGCATAGAGTGTCGTACTGAAAAAAAGGAATATTCCTAATATTAACTTAATCAGTTTGTGAGATATCAATGTCTGCATTATCACCTGATGTTGTCAAAGAAATGTAGTTATCATTGACACCTGATTGTGTTATATCAACATCAGCAATACTGCCAGTGTGAGTATGTATCAGTGTATGACCATTTACATCACCGTCTCCGTCAATATCAATCAAGTAATTATTTGTATCACCGTTAACTGTTAAAGTTAAGATGGCACTTGTTCCGTCAATAGTGGCTGCAACCACGTTACTATCAGAACCAGATTGACCTGTAATATTTACGGTTGTATTTGACGCATCACTTGTTTCACCAATATCTAAATCAATATCATTGGAATTACCTGTCCAAGTAATGTTCGCAGTCACAGTTCCACAAGAACTATTATTGCCTGCACTGTCACAATTTAAATCTACATCGTTTGAGTTACCTGTTAGATTAATTGTACCAGTATAAGTCGCACCATTGATCTGATATGTGATCACGTTTGAGTTACCTACTTGATCAATATCAAGAACAGTTGTTGCACCTGTAGATGTTGATGCAGTTGTTGAGTTACCAACAGTGTTATTCGACCCGTCTTGTGTTATGTCTAAGTCTAAATTCGAACCAGATTGTGTGACATATATGTCGTTAGCATATAAGGGAACAATCATGTACATAACAAACATTATATAACTTGTTATTTTTAACATAGCTTCGCCCCTCTCTTATACTATTATTTATGTATCGGATGATCTTTGAACTCGTCTAAATCCATGCTTTCTATGAATGGGATCATGTCATCTTCATGGATTTTAGGAACAGGTAAGTCCTCGATAGGTAATGGTGGAAGCTCCTCAACTTTTTGATTGTTTTGTGGGATTTTGAACTTCCATAATTCTTTTCTTTCGCCATCTAGAATCATTTGATAAACGGCATATTCTATTGCTGTCCTTATGGCATAGTTTACAGGTTCATTTATTGCCACACCTGCCTCTACTTCAAGCGCCCTAGTTCCCATGTCTAAAAATGTAAATACGTCACCACTGCTACTAAAACTTGCAATTGTTTTTGTAACATTTTGTGTCAATATAATTTCACCTGTTTGCACTGATATTAATCTCATAGATACTGTCACTTGGTCAACTCTGTATTGTTCATTTGCACCAAGACCAAAATATCTTGCACCAATACCACCTGACGCAGTATTACTATCATATCCAACTATACCACCTTCAATGATTATGCCTGCAAAGACTAAAGGTTTTAACACATTATCAATTGTTGACTCGCCATCATAAAGTTCTCTTGTTGATCTGATTAGTTGTCTTTCTTTTACAAGATTATCAAGTCCAGCTCTTTCTACAACTTGAAACCAATCACCTTTCGACACTAATCTTAGTGCGTTGATTACAAATGCATCAGATCCTTGAGTAACTGCTGTAGATAGTTGAGAAAATTTTGAACTAGGTTTTCTTTGACCAGTTTGATCTGTAAACTTATATACTGCGATTGTTATCTTTTGTTGATCTAAATCTGGTAATTCTTCTAATAATTCTTGTGTGGGTGTTCCTTCAACAAATGGCATATCACCTTTATATGTGTCAAAATCTTGATAATTAGACGCACAACTAGATAATATTACTCCTAAAAGTACAATATAGACTATTTTTAACACTATTAATCTCTCCTTGCGTCTTCTTTGCCATCTGCCCTACTGATTCTTTCTTCATCTTGTCTTAAATTCAATGCATCAGATATTTGAATATCTAGTTTTATCATATCATTGTTCATATTTTTTACTCTATTATCTAAACTCATGATTATACCATGCATTCCTTTGACTTGACCTATCACTGATTCAAGAATGTATCGTAATATTAGGAATATAAAAAATCCCATAACGACTGCAGCCGCTACAGGTAGTCCAAACTCTACTAATATCGCAAAAAATAAGTCCATTTAGAACTGAAAATCCCCTACAGGAACAACTATAGTAGTCACTGATCCGTCTGCGGCAGTTACAGTCAAAGTTATTGTATCAGTTGTTGTATCTTTAACCCAGTAAATTTGTGCATCTTCGATTTCTGCGGTACCACTTGTAGGACAAGTTGTCGTTTCAGTATCACAACTTGTTCCAAACATATTATCAACTAATTGTTTTGATAAGTTTGCATAGATTCTTGACTCAACATTTGTGATAAATTTATTGACAGTTTTGTTTTTTTCTATTCTCTCTGCTTGTGCGGCAGCTGACTTCGCATCATCAGTCACTTGTTTTTTTCTTTGATTTTGCAATTGATCAACTGACAAAACATGTTGTGAGTATCCTATACCACTAAATGACGGATTATGAAATTCATGAACTAATGTTTCAGCAAACACTGAACTAGATAGAAATAAAAGTGTTAATATTATTCTCATTTAAATACATCTCTGTCTGGTCTATAGTAAGTGTTAGGATCAAGTTCATCTTGTAATAACAAGTCTGTTCCCCAACTAATAACACAATACACTAGATACTTAGGATGATACTCTAATAATGTATATGTTCTTGTAAACTGATTTATATATTTGGCAGATACTAACATCTCTGGGTGCTCTCTATAAGTATTATTTGGTCCCTTTACTTTAGTAAATTGAATAGCAGTCCACACTAACTTTTCACCTTTTGCCTCAATCGCAGAAAATGTCTCTTCATAACTTGAACACAGTATTGGTTTTTCATTCCACGCAGCACCCCATGCTGATGTGCTGAATAATAATAGTAATATAAAAATTAATTTGTTCATGTAATTATTTATCCTTCTTTTGTTTTTCTACTTCTCTTAGTGTAAGCACAGTATTTAGTTTTGATCTTAATCTAATTAAATCATTGTCTAACATTCTAATCCTATCAATCAAACCGATCAAAACACTATTCATTTCATTTAGTTTTACCTTCACTTGTGTGGTTATATAAGTGTATATAAAATATATAAACCAACCCATACCGACTGCAGCCAAAGTTGCAAAACCATATTGATTTAGTATCTCTATTATACCCATGATAATATTTATCTAGTTGATTCCTCTTTTAATTATATGCAATATTGCTGAATCCCAACAATCATAATAATTCAAACCAGTTGCACTTTCAAATCTTTCTATGAATACATTTTGTAAATCATAATCTTTATTATCTTTTGGCCAATTAGATTTCATAACAAATGTTGGAGGCATGAGTTCAATTGTTCCTGTAAGTTCTATCATTTCTTGAACGAAGTTTTGTTCACCTCCAACAATTCTTGTAGAACCTGCATCTTCATGCAAAGCATAATATTCTCTAAAATATTCATAGTGTTTATTATAGACTTTTGGAATATATTTAAAATCATGTGAATTAAATTTGTAAAATGTTCCACACATTCTACATACATCACTATCTTTTTTCCACCATCTATCTACTGATAATAATGTTTTCTTTTTTACATGATGTTGAACTATATCAGTTGGATTTTTATTCCATATCATATCTAAGTCAGACACAATTGTTTGATCAGTTCTACTGGCACCGATAAATTTTGGATCAAAAAACTGTAACTTCTTCCAATGTGTATGAACTTCAACATCATCTTTATCATAATTAATATTATTAATATATGGAATATCTACAGGTTTATCAGTGAGTAAATGAAACTTTATATCAAGACAACTATCATGAACAGGTTCTGTGATATTTTTAAGTAGTTCTTCAACGTTTTGATAATGACACTCATTACCATATTTAACAATACAATAGTGTATCAACTTTAAATACCTCAGCGTGTTTTACATGAACAAATGATCCTCGATATCTAGACATACTATCGATCCCTATGTAATATTCATCTGGCACATTATCATACAGTGATATTGCGTCTAGTTTCTTAAATTTGTATCTTGTAATATCTACAAATAAGTTTGCTTCAAAACTTTTATATTTTTGACAATAGGGATATGCATTCATATACCATACATCAAGTTGTTGTTTTCTTCTTAATGAATTACCTAATTCATGACAAAATCTGTGATCTTGATGCCAATCTTCACTCCAATGTGTAATTAGTAAATCATATGATTCTACGTCAACTTTTTTTTCTATCTCTGAGATGACGTTACTTGTCGGAGATTCATCCCTATGATTTAAAAATATTGGACTATATCCTAAAATTTTTGATGATGATGCAACATATTTTTTATGTTTTACGTTTGAACATAAAATAATGTTATCTACTTTAGTTCCTTCATCTACAAACTTTGCGACTGTTCCACCACATGATATTTCTAAATCATCTGGGTGGGCAGATAATATAAGCACTTTAGAATAATGATTCAAGATATAACTCCTCATTTAATATAGAATAGTTTTCAAACTTTCCTGTTAATAACACGTGTGAATAAACCTTTTTAGGTGCATTTTTATTAATTATCTCTTCCCACCACTGTATTGGTTTAGTGGTACAATGAGCATTTTCCCCATTAGGTAGAACTGCCATCGCAGGGTCGGTAGCGATTGCAAAGAAAACAAACTTGTTTGCTCTTTCATAAATTTGTTCAATAACACCAGGTACTTCATTTTCCGGTATGTGTTCCATGACATCACAACAAAAAACACCATCATATTGTTTATTTGGAAGTTCAGAGTATTCTTCAATCGCAGGGTCATATAAGTCTGGCATCATTCCAAACTTTTCTGCAAGATTTACTCTTTTATAGATTTTTGCTTTTCCACAACCAAAGTCTAATAATGACTGTGATTTTGTATCATCAATCAGACCTTTAATTTGATTATAATAAGAAAGGATCATCTGGCCATCACCATACTTTCCGTCTAATTTATGATATAATTTGTATTGTTCTATTGTCACTTACTTAACCACCTTTTCACACTATCAATAGGATTACGTAATCCTTCATAAGTATTATCTATAAACTTTATATGTTTGTCAAGAGTTTTTGTTAGATGATCTATTTTTTTTTCTAGATTATCTAGTCTCTTTTCAATCTTATCTAATTTATCATTCATCATTTAAAACGTCATGCGTCCAATCTTCATATATTTTTACAAAATGTTCAGCATCAACAACAACTAAAGGTCTGTGATTATTTTTTTTCATAACAACAATAGGTTCATAGTCTTTAGAGTTTTCTTTTGCTTGTTTGTATGCCTCCCATACATTTAACTTTTCAACATTTTTACATTCAATACTATATGGAAAATGATGTCTTGCAGATCTTGACATGATCAAATCCTCACCACCTGCTCCCATACTTCTTGACTCAATATCTTCAGTGTGTATGTTTAATTTTTCAATCAGTAAATCACGAAACCATTGTTGTAATCTACGACCTTTTGCTTTGGCCGATTGTGTTTTCATTCATCATATTCCTCTTCATACGAAACATATTCATCAGACTCTTGATGAGCACCGCAAAATGGGCAGTGCTCAATCACAAAATAGTCTGTATCCATGTCATGTTTGATCTCGTATGATGCCTCACACTCCTCACATAACATTTTTTTTCTCATTAAAATAAGTTTCCTTGTGCCATTGCTTGTTCTTTTTTAGTGTCCTCTATAACACAAGTACCTTCATCATGATCACAATTTAAATGTGCTTCTGGGTCTTCATAAGCAACTTGCCAATCACCTGTCAAACCTGCAACTTCATATTCAGTTACACGATTCTCGAAAAAGTTTGTATGATCGGCTGCGTTTAGAATCCATTCTAACCATGGTATTGGATTCTCTTTAACTTTAAAGTTTGTCTTCAAACCAAGTTGTAATAGTCGTCTGTCTGCTATATATCTAATATATTGTTTGACATCCTCTTTAGATAATCCTTCAGGTTCACCCATGCCGTATGCAAGATCAATAAATTTGTCCTCAAGTTCTACAACCTTTTTAGACATTTCATATATTTCTTTTTTAAGTTGATTGTCAACAATCGTTGCATTCTCAGCACAGAATGCTCTGAATAAATGAGCAATCCCTTCAACATGCATTGATTCATCTCTGACTGACCATTCAACGATCTTACCAGATCCTTTCATCTTTCCAAATCTTTGAAAGTTCAACAACATCACAAACGATGCGAACAGTGATATACCCTCATTAAACACAGATTTAGCAAGTGCCAGAGCCATACCTTTTTTTGTGCTTACGTTTGAGTTCATCATAAAGTCAACTTTATCTGCCATCTCTTGATACTCTAAGAATGCATGAAACTCTTCATCTGGTAATCCAAGTGTCTCGTTTAATAATGCATATGCTCTTTGATGTATTCCCTCTCTAGATGCAAAAGAACCTAACATATTTCTTATTTCGTTATTTTTAAATTTAGGAAGAAACTGATCATAATAATTTTGACCAACTGCGACATCAGATTGAGTGAAAAGTCTAAGAACATGTGTGACATATTCTTTTTCAATGTCTGTCATTTTACCACCTTTCCAATCTGTCACATCTTCAGATAAATCTACTTCATCTTCAATCCAATGAACCTTCTCATGTTTTGTCACGAAATCAACAGCCCAAGGGTAGTAAAATGGTTTGTATGTCTCACTAAACTTGTAAAGACCTCCACCTCTTTTTTTAAGAATCTTTTCAGCATTTTCAAGTAATTGTGCGTATCCACCTATTCTTTCACCATTAACAAATATTTGTGGAACAGATGTTAACTTATCCATTTTATTACCTAACTTTTCTTCAACATTGTTTACTCTTTGAATAAACTCCATTTGATCATCTTCATTAATTAATGAGTGTTCAATATAATCAATACCATGTTCTTTAAACCAGTTTTTGGCATTCAAACAATAACCACAGTCTGGTTTTGAGTAGATTTGTACGTCCATTTTTTTCTCCTATGCTTGACAAGCCAGACATTCTTCTTCCTCTTTTTTAATGTCTGAATAGTCTTTTAATTTATCTAATACTACTTTTTGAGCAATGTTTTCTGCTCGTTTAGAAACCTCTGTCCTCAAATAGTAAAGTCCTTTACATTCAGTCTCCCATGCTCTCATGTGTACTGACTGAACATATTTTTTTGATGCTCCTGCTGGAAAGAATAAATTAAGTGATTGACCTTGATCAAGATATACTTGTCTTTGACCTCCAAGTTCAACCAATCTCATTTGATCTAACTCAACAGCAGTTTTAAAAACTTCTTTTTGTTCATCATCTAAAAACTCTAGATGATCCACTGATCCATTATTTGTAACTATACCAGTCCAAACTTCAGGTGTGTTCATTTTATTTTCTATAAGTATTTTTTCAAGATACTTATTTTTTATTAAGTGTGAACCTGCTCTAGTTCTATGTGTGTATGCATTTGCCTTATTAGGTTCAATTGAAGGTGATGTTCCTACGATCATTGACGAATTAGCATTAGGTGCTATCGCAAGACAGTGAGCATTACGTCTGCCAGTTCCCTTCATATCAGGTGCTTCACCTTTTTCTTTTCCAAGTATTAATGTCTGTGCGTCTGCTTCACTTCTCATCCATGAAAAAATTTGTTTATTAATACGACCAGACTTTTCAAATGGTATCATATGTTTTTGTAAGTAAGAGTGATAACCCATCGCACCTAGACCTAAACTTCTTTCTTGTTGTGCAGAATATCTTGCACGACTTATTTCATCACCTGCATTGTCAACAAAAAATTGTAATACATTATCCAAAAATGTTATCAAGTCTCTAACAATTGTAGTGTCTTTAAATTCATCATATTTTTCTAAGTTAAGTGATGACAAACAACAGACAGCAGTTCTTTCTTCATTTGTAGGTAAGTGTATCTCATTACATAAATTAGATCCATGTATTTTTAATCCTTTTTCTTTTAGTGATTCTGGCATGTGTTTATTTGCAGTATCAATAAAGTTCACATAAGGTTCGCCAGTTCTAAATCTTACTTCTAAAATTTGTTCCCATAATTTTCTTGCTTTCATAGTCTCTCTGATAGTATCATCATTTGGATCTATCAAATGCCAATCTAAATCTTTTTTTACAGCGTTCATAAATTTATCTGTAACATTTACTGCGTTATGTAAATTTAAAGTTTTACGACCTATGTCACCTGTCGGTATACGAAGTGTCAGAAACTCCATGATGTCTGGGTGTGATACATCAATATAAGCTGCATAACTTCCTTTTCTTGTTTTGCCTTGTCTATATGCAATCATATCAGCGTCAACAGTGTGTAGAAATGGAATAGGGCCAGGTGCAACATCTGAAACTGAACGAACATTTGACCAGTGACCTCCGACTCCTCCACCTTTCACTGATAACCATCTTAACTCTGATGTGTGATCAATCAATCCCTCTAGTGAATCTGGTACGTATGTTAAGAAACATGATATTGGTAATGCCTTTGCTTTTTTGCCTGGCAGTGGTGCGTTTGATAAGACAGGTGATGCAAACATAAACCAACCTTGACTTGCATAATCATATATTCTTTGGGCAAGTTTTTTATCACCATAACAATATGCGTTAGATGCCCTTGCAAGTGCGTATTGTGGTGATGGTTCATCTTTTAGACAGTAATAATCTTTTAGTAATTTTTGTGCTTGTTCTGTGAAGTTTTGATCTCGATCTGTATCAATTTTGATATTACAATACTGTTTCTTCATACGCCTCTCCTATGATTTTGCAACGCTTGTATATATGCAATTCCCTTTTTGTACTCATCATTATTTTTTGGTTTCATAAGTTCATTTTTTATAAGTTCATTTGGGATGTATTCAATCTCATCTTTGTTTGGTAAATTCTTTATAGACAAAGATGCTGGACTATTCACAGGTTCAAACCAAACTCTAAAATCCTTATAATATTCTTCAATCTCTTTTAAATCAAATGCATTTAATATACTAACAGTGCAGTATATTTGTAATACATGATCTTTCATAATCATAAGATTTTTTTCAAACTCTTGTACGTCAATTGGATATCTTATGAACTCAAGTTTTTTACCAAAATGATCACAAGATACACCCAACTTTAAATTTTTAAACTTTTTATCAATTGATTTTAATGACCAATTTTTATATGAAATATGTGTTAAATTAGTTGTCATTTCAATTTCAATATTTTTTGCATCATCTGATTTTATGTCATCTAAAAATTGCCACACTCTATCTAACAAAACAGGTTCACCTCCGAATATTCTAATTTGTCTAACCCTGTCTATGTTATCTAATATATTTTGATTAAATTTTTCAACATCTTTTGATGACACATTACTAACCCATTCTCTTTCAAATTCATCTAAACCAAGATCATTCCATGTATCAATCAAACCTGCGGCTTTTAATTCTTGTCTTCTTGTTGATGAGTCATATGGACGACACATATAACAACCAAGATTACAACGACTACCAAAATTTTTTAATTTAGTGCTAACTTTTGTAACATCTGCGGCATTGTAATTTGACTCTTCATTAAATTTTGTTCTATGACTATGCCCATTTATTTCTTCATCTTTATAACAACCTTCACAACCGTCAATTTTTTTACCTTCAAACATATCATCACGAATTTTTTCCATTTGACTTGATAAAAAATAATCAAATGGTAAAGTATTCTCAGTCGTCATGTGACTAATTGATTTATTTACATCTGCATGACAACATAATCTATATCGATTAGCGCTATCAGAATATATTTCATCAAATGCTTTTACGCAGTAGGTCAAACTTTTTTCCATTCAATTAATTTTGTTCTTGCCAACAAACCACTAAATGTGTTTTGTGCTATTATATCTTTTATGTTTCTTTCTGTTTTACCAGATAAAATCATTTCGTTTATATCTTTTTGTTTAATATCACTTGGCCATATAACAACTTGAAAGTTTTCATTAATATATTTTTCAATTTGTTTTACAATCTCTAAGTTTCTTGGTTCATTATCAGGTATCAACACAACGTTATCTTTATACACTCTTAGGTCAGATTGAGCAGTCGCAAGACAATTATCAATAAAAAGGCTATCAATAGGGCCTTCAACAACACAAACTGTTCTATCCCAATCGACTCTATCAGTTCCGTATATTTTCTCTTGATTTTCATCGATTTTGATTGTGATGTATTTAGGATTTTCATTTCCAAATGCCCTCCCTTGAATAGCGATTAATTCATTATTTTCATTAAAAAATGGAATCACTAATCTAGGATGATCACCTGTTAGACTAGGAAACTTATTGTCAATAATTGTATTTACAAACTTATAAAAGTGTGGTGCGAAATAAAGTAGATAATGTTTATCTGACGGAATCTTTCTATCCTCGACAAACTTTTTTACTGGGTGATCATGATCTAATTGTGAAACTTTTTTTAAACTTCTTAATTTTGAACTAGAACTTTTTAACAGGTTCTTAACAGTTGGGGATAATTCTTCTTCATCTATCCTTATCCCTCTTGCAGGGTCTTGTGGAATCTCAGCACGATATGCCTCCGTCATGAACTCATTATACAAAGTTTCATTTACATGTTTTATCAACTTAGGAACATTTGTTCCAACTCCACAGTTATGACACTTGTAAATTAAAGAGTTTTCTTTTTGAAAAACATATCCTCTTGCTTTACTTTTACTTTTTTGAGAATCACCACAATACGGACAACGAAAGTTAAATAGATTATTATCTTTCTTTTTAAATTGGCCTAATTGTGATGAAATCAAAAGTAGATACTTTTGCTCTAAATACATTACAACATAATATATCAGATACTATCTGATTGTCAATCTATTTCTTTACATCTCTTAATTTTTTTTAACTTTTTATCATAAGTTATTGTTGGGTTGATGTGCGACTTCTTGTCAACATAATCACTTGCCACTTGTTTTGCCTCTTCTTCACTATTTGCATTTACGATAATATGTCGCACACTAACTCTGTGTGTTTCAACCTTATATCTGGTCATTAGATTATCCTACTAAATTTTGATGAATTTGTCAAGAGATAGTGATACCGATATTCATTAACTTGTGTATAATGAAACCGATAACTATAGAACCACCAATTAGAACCCATCTAAACTTGTCTAAAACGGCCACACGCCCAGATAATTCTGATTTAAGATTGTTTATAGCGTCTAACTGTTCTTTACTGTTTTTAGTGATTCTATCGTGAAGTTCTTTGATTTCTTTGTTGAATTCCATTCTTCTGGCTTCAACTAAATTTTCTGCGTTAATAATAGCCTCTTCTTGGGAAGAGAGTTTTTCCTCATGAACTGCCAACATTCGGTTGATAGAATTGGAAACATCAGATATTTTTGAAATAGCATTATCTAGACGACCATGAATCAACTTCATTTCTTCTACGTCCTTTTTTAATAATTCTACATCTAATTGTATATCTGACAAAACTCTCTCCCTACTATTATTTATTATTTTTTAGTATAGATTGAATATAGTACCCAAACTGCTACTAAACCAACTAAGCCTTGAGCAGAGAAACCTGCTATGATGCTTTGTACATTCCCAATCACATTAATGTTTGGCCAGAACGGTATGCCCTGTCCGTTGAATAGAACTTCAAGAACGATGCCAAGTGCTATTAAACTTACACCGACTTCTGCAAGTGCAGACGCCCAAGTTCTAAATTTATTTAAGATTTCCATGAAAATCTCCTTTCCTAATGTGTGTGATAATGTAGAGAACTCCCCCTCGATGTATTATTGTTCTTCAACAGGTTCGTAATACTCTTTATACTTAACTAAGATTTTATTTTGAGTTAGTATATATCTTTTAATATCTTCCATATTAATTGCTAATATTTCATAAGTGTCAGTATCAAGTGCAAAAAGTGCCACTGACTTTCCCTCTTGTTCTATTTCACTAAAAACTTGTGCAACATTTTCTCTTGTAATTACAATCCATTTTATAGGTTTTAAATCTAATGGTTCTACTACATCTAAATTTAATTTAGGTTTTTCAATTTCTTGTGTAATTACTTCTACTTGTTTCTCTGATTTAAATGTTGAACAACTAGAGAATATTAGTAATACAACAACTAACAATAAACACGATACAACAACTCTTATCATCTTGTTGCCTCATTTAGTTCATCCATAATTTTATTAGATCCTTTATTGATTATTTTTTCAATCAACCCTGGTTTCTCTACTGCAAGATAATTTAAGTCGTGTTTAGATAATTTATCTTGTAATATTTGTTTTGACTTATTAATCTGTATTATATCATCATTTAATTCTTTATTGATAGAGATGATTTTTTCATAGTCTTGTTTTTGATTTTCAATAACTTCTTTTTGTGTCTCAATCGCACCCTCTAATTTTATTTGATTTGCTTTAAGAATTGCGTTGTCTGATCTTAACTTAAGCACATAAGCGCCAGCGCCAATCAATGTGGCGCTGACGATACCTATTAGTAATAGTCTAATTCCAAACATAAATGATTAGTCTTTTCGAACTATGGAAATAGTACCCCATATGATAGCGGCCCATGCCAGTAAATTGACAAACGGTCCACCTAATACTATCAGTCCTCCAAGAACAACCAGACTTGCGCCTGATATAGAAGACATTTCTTTTGATCTTTCTTTTAACCAGTTCATATTAGAACCTCCTTTTTATATCTTAGCGTTGACTTTGCGGTGTTTATTCCATGCCACAAAACCACCTAGTCTTAATGACCAGTATGCTAAGTAATTCATAAGATAGAAACCATTTACTTCGATATTAATATCTCTAAAGATTTGATCTGCTCTTTTTTGAGATATGATACCCATAGTGTCTTTCTTATTATCTTCTAATAGAGTTTCATACTTATAAGCATAGTCGTGTATGAGTCCACCTATTAAAAGCACTCCAACAGGTGATAAGAACATGTGCAAAAATTTTGGAATGCTTGCACCATCAAAAGTAAAACCTGCTGGTATGACATAATTTTTACCTTCTAGTGAGAAAGTAAAATCTTTTGTAATCTCCCAATGTCTTACACCGAGAAGCCACATTAATATCATCTTAAAGAAACCTTTTCCTTTTGTTTCAATTCTAATTGGTTTCATGTGTGGATAGTCATTATATGAAAAATTGACTCTGTTGTCAACCTTTTTATCGAAAAGATTAACAATAAAACCAATAATAATTAAACTTATTAAAACAGTCCATTGCCAAAATTTCATGGCAAGTGTTAATAATATTTCCATTTTAAACTCCTAATTATTTCTTACTTTTACTTGTGCCAGTATATAATCCAAACCAGGCAGCACCTGCACCAACAACTATACTAATCAAACCAGATTGTTCCATTGTTGGAGCCGCCAAGTTCATATACCAAATCACACATTTATATAATAATACTATGTAAACAGTTAAAAATAATCTAGGAAAAATTCTCCAAGCATCAACTGCTTTTGCAAGATCAATTAAACCTTGATACTTATTTTTACTAGAGTCAACTGTGTTAGTGTCAATCTCTAATTCTAAATTAACTTTTTTTGTTTGTTCTGACATTATTTGTATTTATCTGATTTTCTCTTAGTACCATCAGATCTCTTAATTAATCCTTTTGCTTTTAAATGTGCGATATCTGTAAATCCTGCTTTACCTGCTTTGTATCTTTTCATTGCGTCAGATGTATCAGGTGCTTTTTCTGTGTTCATTTGTCTTGCAGTTGCCAATCTTGCACGATCTAATTCTCTATCTCTTCTTATCGCATCAGCCTCTCTTTCTCTTTTGTGATCTGCTTTAATTCTGTCTAAAGGTGTATGATTATCCTCAGATGCAGCTTTTGCTTTTGCCATTTGAGCAGGTGTTGGGGCTCCCTTCTCACCTTTTTTTCTCATTCTTTCACCAGAACCTCTTTTGATTCTTTGTCTTTTTTTATGAATGTTTGCCCATAAACTTTCTACAAAATCGTCATAGTGTTTCATCATCCCCCCTTTGCAATCATTATTGCAGCCATGTAATCGTTTGCATCTTTTTTATTACTGTAAACTTTTTTAAGTTCTTTTGCGTGTTTACCGCCAGGTGTCATCACTCTTCTTTTATTTTTAAATTTATCTGCATATACACCATATCTTCCGTCAGGCATTCTTCTTACGTCTGCAGCTATGTATTGTTCGCCTCCACCACTTGCACCATTACCATTACCACCACTAGCGCCATTACCACCTGATGCATTTCCATTACCATTACCATTTCCTGTGTTTCCATTACCATTACCTGTTTGATTATCTGTGTTTGATGTATCTGTATCTGTATCTTGATCTGATGATGTTGATCTTGGAACTCCTATGTAATATGTTTTTCTAAAATTAATAGGAACGCACTGATTTAAATTTGTATCATATCTATAACCAGGTGGACATGTATCTTTCTTTTTTCCTAAAAGAAGATTACCTTTCTTTTTCTCATCTATTTGTCTAAATTCTTCAAATGATAGTTTCGGTCCTTTTGTTTTAAAATTCTTTTTTCTCATGACAGTCTTTGCAACTAAATCAAGTTCATTGCCATCGACTTTTAAAACAAACGGCATATTGATATCAGTCTGCATGTCATTCAAAACTGCCTCTGCATCTGGCCCTAAGTTCTTAATTTTTTTTCCATGTTTTCTATAAGATTGTCTAAAAAGTCTTGTGAGTTCAGCAGGGGTGATAGGTGTTTTATTCCTTGCATCATTTACTCGATCCATAAAATGTCTTGTAAATTCTACATCAATATTCAATGACGCAAAAAGACGATCTGCGTATCTTTCTATCTGATCTATGTCTGATTTGGAAACTTGTTTCTCTTTTTGAGCCCTTAGATTGAGATCTGCGACAGGTTGATATAAACTATATGCATAATCTCTACCAGATGGTTCATACGCAAGACCATATTCTTTTAGAGACATTAATCCCATGTTTACCTTGCCAGTTTAAAAACAGCATTAGATATTTGTAAAAAGTTTTTCTTTGTGCCGTTTATCATATTTTCAATCTTCTTTTTGTTTGATGCATTTACTTTATCATAGACTTGTGTAATTGTGCTTGCAGTTGTTAAATCAACTTTCATTCTACCATCTTTAAATTTCAAAGGTTTTGCTGATTTCTTTTTGACAATATCTTTTAACATTCTAAGATTATTTTCTACAACGAACATCTCTCTATAGAACTCATCTGTTTTTGATAGAATATCTTCTTTTAATTTACTTCTTCTTTCACGCATTTTTTGAAGTTTTTCTGCGTGTTGTTTATATGCTTTAGTTCTTGCATCTAAAAACATTTTCTTTTCTTTATCTTTTTTTCTTCTAACTACAACAACAGAACTATCATCACCTGTACCAGCAACAGCAGGCCCAGTTGCATTTGTAGGTGCATCTTCCTCTACTGGTCTACCTGTAAAGACATTTACTTCTCTAAATTTTTTAAGCATCTTCTAAATCCTCTAAACTTACGTATATTTTTTCTTGTGATTTTTCATGCACAACAGAAAAAATTTCTACTCCTAATATTGTATCAAACGGTGCCTCGTCATCAAATGCAATGACAATATCACCCTTCTTTGCACTTAACTCTTCTTCTTGTTTATTTAGTATATCTTGTTTTAACCTATATCTTCCTTTTGGAAGTTGTTCACCAAACCCTATGACTTCTTCTTGTATTTCATCATCAAACTCAATATCTTCTTCTTTTAGATACTTAATAAACTCTTTTTCAAACATATCTGGGTCTGACACTGACTCTTTAAATGTGTCTTTTAGTAAAAACAAAGCGGCAGCATACGTTCCGACTTTAGTTCTCAAACCAGGTACTTTTGAAAATATTTTTTTAATATTAAAAACTAATTTATGAAGTATTGTATATGCGGCCTTTTGCTCACTAGTTGCTAATTCAACTGCTGGTTTTGTTGATTTTTCTTTTTTAATTCTATTACCATCTTTATCAATAATGCCTAATTTAAATGCCTCTGTTTTTTCAAAAGGTGTCGTTAGTAGTTTGATAAAACGATATGTAACGAATAAATCTACTGCTCTTCCCATTATATTTTCCTTAATATTTCAAACACGTTTTCATCTGATCTTACATCTTTTAATTCGTGTTTCTCTAACATATTTAGATATATTAAAAATGATTTCATTATACTCCAATACTCTTTTTCTATTTTAAAAAGTAATAATGTGATGGCTGCATCTGATCCAAATACGTTATTTAAAACTATGAAGTGATTGATTAGAAGGCGTTCTCGAAGTTCACCTGTTTCTAGATATTTTTTGAAAAGTCTTTTAATATATTTAAATCTTTTTAGATCATCATAAAATTCAAGTTCACCCTCACACTGAGGGTTATTATAATTTTTTATTGCAAACATGATGACATTATCAGAAGTAATCTTCTCATACATGCCATTACTATTCTATTTTTGCAGAAATCTTATAACAGTTTGAAGCGGTCATTTCATAACCGATGTTAAGTGATAAACCACCTTCGACTTTATCAGAGATACCATCGTCATTTAGAAACTCATCGTGAGGTGTATCAGTATCTTTTCCAAATCTTCCACCGAATAATGTTAATGGAAGTGAAAAACTACCACTCTTACCTTCAAACATAGGAACTTCACCAAATGTCAATCCAACTCTCATAAGTTTTTGTCTGAGATTTGAAATTGCATCTTCAACTATTTTAGTTTCCTCATTAGTTATAACACCAACATATGCGTTTAATTTTTGTATAACGACTGGGTTTGATAACGCAGACATGTTGTCATTGGAATCAAATTGAAATCCCATAGCGTGAGGTCCTACACTTTCTTTAACAAATTTTTTAAAGCTTTTCATTTTTTTCCCTTCATAGCACCTGGGGCTCTCGCCCCAAGTGTTAATTAGTTATTAGTCGTCTGATACCTCAGCAACACCTGTGTCAGCAACTGCAGCGTGAGATGCAAGTACAACCCATGCAGAACCTGTCCACATACATGTTAGAGTATCACCAGCGGTAACAAAGTCTGCATTTACAAATCCTAATGCACTTGCAGGTGTCATCTCAGTTGATCCACCGTCTGTATCGTGAACGATGATTTTAATTTGACCTACAACTGTTCCATTAGCAAGTGTGGTTGCGTTTGTGCCAGCAGTTTGTAATAATGTCAAAGCAGTTGATACTGAGATCGCTGTTTGTGTACCATCAGAAATATCTTCAACTGAGTTTGAAAATCCTATAAATGATGGTAAGTTGTTGATAAAGTTTGCGACTGAAACTTTTTTGTTGATTGGTGTTCCGCTTGGATCATCAATCACGTGTAACAGGTCAGCAGATGCAACACCAGTTGACAAATCTGTTAACGCTGTAATTTTCTTATCGGCCATAACCGTTCTCCTTTATATAAACCCTACGTAGGGAATTTTACTTATGGCATACACCATAATCACATCTGGTCGTCAGTTTTTTCCTCTTCTTTAGGTGCATCAGGTAATCCACCTAAATCATCAGTTTCACTTTCGGCCTCATTATTAATCTCTTTTAAAAACAATTGACATTGTTGCACTGCGCCTTGAAATGCGTTTAGTTGTGCAATTGCTTCTTGTTTTTTCTTTTCAAAATCAGTGATTGCATTTTGTAAAGTTGTTATATCTTTAGTTAACTTTGCAATCTGATCTTCAAGTTCTTGTTTACCTAAACTCATAATAAACTCCTTATGATAAAAAAGTGACCACCATAAAGATGGTCACTTGAAAATTAAGATTAGTCAGCAAATGCTACTAATGTATTAGATGCAGTGAAACCTGAAATCTGCCATGTAGTTGTTGATGTACCAACACATGTGATATCAAGTGCCTGAGCAAGTGCTACTGTGATTGTCTCATTTGAGTCTTGATCTGAGAATACAACAGATGATGTTTGACTTGTCTGGTTTGTATCGTGGTGAACTAATTGTCCTTTGAAGAAAATTGAGTTACCAGAACCAGCAGAAATAATCACTGAGTGACCATCAGCTGCAGCCAAACCTGTTGGGCCAATAAATCTGAATAACATTCCAACTTTAGGTGTTGGTAATGTGTATGTTCTATCTGCACTTACGTTTGGTGTAATTACGATACGACCAGCATGTGTTGCTTCTGTCAAAGTTACGTCTGAGTCAGCAAGTGTTACTGGTGCTGTTAATGCGTTGAAGAAATCTCCAACTGTTTCTTTTTTGTTAATCGGTGTTCCACTTGGGTCATCGATTATATGCAATAAGTCTTCTCTTGCTGAAGCAGCTGCTAGAGAAGTTAATGCAGTGATCTTTAGATCGGCCATTATAGGTCTCCTTCTATATTATTAACCTCTTACGAGGGATTCTACTGTAGGAAATCAGTTTCCCTATCCTACATCACTGAGCCTATAATAATAGACTCAAGCTAAACTATTTATACTCTATGCGGCAGCGACATCAACACCTTTGAGGATGTTGGCTGTACCACTTGATGTACCTGTCTGTGACAATGTTGCGGCATCATTCAATGATGTTTCAACAACGATAGGATCAGTTCTTAATGTCTTACCTTCTGCGTTTCTACCATCACTGTCATTTGATGCGGCACTACCTGACTCTTGTACAAGTCTAAAGAAGTTTCCGTCACCATTTGTTTTACCTTCAAAGTCTGCTGTACCTTCTTCTAAAAGTATTGCAACGCTTGTATCTTGACCAGTTCTTGTTATTGTAGTAATATCTGATCTTGTGGCAAACAATGGACCTGCAACTTTAAATGCTAATGAATCACAGATGATTTCTTCACCACCGTCTGTATGAAATAAAACATCAATATCATCTGCCACTGTGATTGCTTCACTTAGTGTTACAGATGTTGATCCGTTTGTAGCGGCAACTGTTAATTCATTGTTTGTTGAGATTGCTGTATTTCCGTCTGCGTCTGCGAAAGATAATGTGCTTGTATCTTTAACAGTAACAACATCACCAACTGCGATTGTACCAGAATTATTGTCTAATACTAATGCTGTTGTTGCAGTTGTTATTGCACCATTCACTGTTGCAGATTTACCTGCACTTCCGTTTGCAATAAGTTTTGCACCAAATGTTGGATCAGATGTTGTTCCAGCTTCAAGTCTAATACTTAAACCTGAACTTCCGTCTTCCTCAGTTATTGTTGCAGTTCCGTCAAAGTTAATACCTGTGACAACACCTGTATCGCCAACTCCTTCACCATTAAATGCTAAGAAACCTGCAGCTGCGTTTGTCTGTGCAAGTCCTCTAAATGTAAGTTGGTTTGTACCTGAACCAGAAAAATATTGACATGCCATTGTACTGTCTTCAACCATGTCTGTTTTTCCAACTCTTGATAATAAGATGTATGCTTTGTTTGTAATTGTTTGGTTTGCAGTTCTTGTTGCAGATGTAACATCCACTGCCTCATCAAATGTCACAGTGATATCAAATGTACCTGTGTCTGCGACTGTTTGATCAGTCCAATTTATACCAATAATAGATGCAGAACCAAATGCTTCTGCTAAATTTTTTACACATACCAGTATTTCTGGTTGTGCATCCGTGTTATCGTTTCCACTAGCAGCAAGGCCTGGTGTTAGACCCCAACCACTTTTGGTCGCTATTGCGTGATGTCTTGCACCAGTTGAACCAGCGGCGTTTTTGTCTTCAGGCAAAAACTTTGGTTTTAGATTCGGTGTAACTCCCCATAAGCCCATGTTAGTCTCCTTTTTTTATTATTATTTATAATAATTCTTATTTAAATCCTTGTTTTTTAAGTTCAGATATCGTTTTTCTAACGTTTATATGCGTTATTCCTATTCCACCTGCACTTTCCCATTCCCTAATGTTCTTTATATAGTCATCTATAAGTATATTAGGTTTGTCATTTGTTTGTGCAAACTTACGTTTTTGGTCTCTTAATACTAGATTTATATCACTTCTTTTGACTCTAGTATTTTTTTGGAGCCACTGCATCTTCCCTTTTTTAGAACCTGATGCCATTTTAGGTGAATATGCTGATAATATTTTAGGATTATATCTTGCGATAAACTGATATAATTTTTTACTATCAGGCATCCACTCTAAGTCTGCCCAAAACTTCGCACCTTTCTCTGCTATTTTATCCCAACGGGTGCCTCTTTCGGCAGTGACAAACAAACCATTTACTGCGGCGTTTGCCCCTTTTATAAAGTCACAAAGAACTCCGTCCATATCACAGTATATCTGTGGTAAGTCCTCGGCACTTGTCTTCATTACTTCGACAAGTGATCTCATGTTAAACTTTTGGATTTATCTCTACTTTAGTTTCTTTCTTACCTGTTAAAGTCTTTTCTTTTACTTGCTCTTTTTTATCTTTACCTTTTGCTTTGTATCCTTGTGCAAAGGCAGCTCTTCTTTGAGCATCAGATGCAAATCCTTCAAAATAACTTTTGCCTGCATCAGTCTTCCAAATTTTAGCAAGTGCTTCTCTCATAGAAAGATTTTTATTACCTTGTATATCAGATATTGATTCTTCTTTTTTGATTGCTTTTGAAACTGCTTTTCTTCTTCTATGAAGATATCTATCAGAATCATCTACATCACCGTCATTATCAATATCTTTATCTTTTCTATCTTTAAATTTTTTCTTCAACGCTTTAGGTTGAACTTTATCCATACCCTCACCATCATCAGACTTGTCGTTAGTGTTATCCTCTTTCATTTTTTTCTTTTGTGATTTGATAACTACTGAATGAGATGGGTCTTCTTTCTTTTTAGGATCATCGTGGGTGTATCCCATTTTTGAAAGTCTGTTATGATCATCTACATTTTTTGCAACTTCTTTTTTACCTGTTTTTGGATCAAACATATCATGAGGATATTTTACTTCATCACTTAATGCTTTTTCTAAATCTTTTGATTGACCTGCGTGTGCTTGTGATGCACCTTTAAGTTTACCAGCAACTTTTTTTATTATTGCTACATCTTTGTCATCAAGAGCTTCTGTCTCATATTCTTTACCATTTACTGTAAAAAATTTATTTCCATTTTCTCTCGCAGCCATAAGTGCTTTAGTAAATTTATTACCTTCTCTTGCAGCTGTTTTTATTTGAATCTCTTTTACTTTTTCTAAGAGACTCTCGGGTGTGTTTTTAAAATAACTCATTACTTCTCCTTTGCCACTTTTAGTAAGTCTCTATATGACTTTGCTATTCTCTTTTGGAATATTTCTTTTTCGATTGGTTTTTTAAGCATATTATATTTAGTGCTTAATTTTCTTGCGATCTCTAAAGGTATTTTTTGTTTTTTACCATCCTCAAATTCAGTTTTAAAATTACCTTTCAAATCAACTGTTTTTCTTAGTTGCATAACGATATGTTTATTTGCGCCCTCTTCATCCTCATCATCCTGAGCATACTTAGATTTTCTACCTTCTTCCATTGGGTTTTTGATATAGTCTCTAAGTTTATTCAATGAACTGGCGGCAACAGCAAGTTTGTTTGTCCACCAAGTGTCTATATTTTCATCACCCTTCGATGATAAAATCTGTTGTATTTCGTTTGCGTCTTCAATGATAGTCTTGCACATTCTTATTGAACTTGGAACATCCATGTGACCATCTTCTTTAATTATTTCTTCTTTGAGTTTCTTTTGTAAAATTTTTATATCTCTTGGATTGCCATCAGCAATAATATCTCTCTTATCCATAGATTTTGATAAACTGATATTTAGATTATCTGATTTAACAATCATCATAACTTTATTCTCTAAAGATTTACCTGTATTTCTGATTTTAACTTTTGCTTCATCTAAATTAGTTTCTTCTTTTTTTGCTTTTTTCTTTTTCTTGTATCCACCTGCTTTGATTTTTGCCTGTAGATCTGGGTCTGCCTTTCCACCTGTCAACATTGAGTTCACTCTGGCAAACGCCCATTGTTGTGGTGTTGTACCAGGTCTGTGACCTGTTCTCCATGCGGCGACACCTCTATCATAACTTTTCTTTAATATACCATAAGGAACACCTGTTTGATCTGATTTTTTTTCTAGACCTGCAATCTTCTCTGTTAGTTCTACACTTTCTTTAATATCTGTTCTACCAAATCCTAACTTTGGATCATTTTTTTCGATAGAGTCAATGTGTTGTATCATATAATCATCAATCTCATCTGCAAGTCCAACTTCACCTGCTTTTGCCATGATCTTATTATACATGTCTCTTGCTGTCTTTTTTTGTTCCTCTGTGGCCTCACCTGCGTTCATAACTTCTTTTTCTAATTTGTAAAAATCATCTTGCATTCGTGTGAGTTCCTCTGCACCTTCTTTGTCAGCATTTTGACTCATAACCTTTTGTGCAGAACCACACATATGAAAAAACTTAGTAGTATAATTACCTACAGTAATCTCATGTTCTGGTTGTTCAATAACAAATGTTTCATAATCATAATCTTCTTTCATCTGTATTAATGCAGGTGTTGAAAAATCACCTTTTGAAGTTTTGATTGTTTGATCAAAAAATCTATCTATGACCTGTGTTAGATGAACATTAGAACCTGCGATTTCCATACCACCAGGTATCTTTTTTACTTTGATTTTGTCAGTTCCTACTTTTTTGATTATATCTGAAACTTGTTTTACTATTTTAGGATTTTTAAATTTTGTCATAGATATGACACTATTTTTTGCACCCTCTTTGACTTCATCTTTTGCATCTAGATAGGCGGCGATTGCCATTTTATCTCTCTCTTTTTCTGATTTTCCTTTGAATTGTGGAGCATCAGACTTTCGAAAGTCTTTTATATAAGCACCAGCGCCCATAGAAGGTTTCAATACTTCCATAGTTGCGTCAAACATTGATTTTTTATATCTTGTCATTTTTATCCTATCCTTTATTTATAAATCCTATGCACCCACATGTGACTCACTTGATCCTAAATCAGTGTTATTCGCAGTGCTTGTTCCTCTTGGCTCCATTGCATCAAATACAACTCCTAAAATAACACCGAATGCATCAACAGCGCTTGAGTCAAAAGGTGTTTCAGAACTACCAGAATTATTTGTTTTTGATAAATCAAAATCCCCACTTCCACCAGGTGTTGATGTTATAGTTGAATTAGCAAAAGCAGATTGTTCATCTGTGCCAAAACTAAGAGTGCCTGAACCATCTGTTTTTAAAACTTGATTTGCTGATCCGTCCTCTGCAGGCAATGTAAATGTAACATTACTTGAAACAGTTGCAGGTGCTTTTAGTGCAACATATTGACCACCTGATGAATCTTGAAATCTTGCTTCTGCTCTTGCGAGTAAATCTATTTGCGTATTTATTTGTGGTGATGTTAAACTTTTATTTGTTAAGGTCTTAGTAGTTTGAGATAAGTATGTATCAAATGTATCAACTGTTGTTTGACGCATTGTTCCACCGTCATTTGTCACGATACCATCACCGCCTGCAACAGCAGTTGTTCCAGCTGATGTTCCACCATCCATAAGATTAAGTTCAGCAGCAGTCGATGTTATAGATGATCCAGCAATCTGTAACGTAGTTGCATTTACCTCACCAGAACTACCATAGATAACTGCTTTACTGTTAACAATCGTTCCAGCACTAGAACCATCAACTAAATTAAGTTCAGCGGCAGTTGATGTGACATTAGTTCCACCAATGTCAAGAGTTGTTACAGATATTTCACCTGCCACAGTTGCAATACCATCTGCAAGTGTTATTAAATCTGTGTCATCAGTATGTCCTATCGTTGTACCATTGATTATAATATTATCAACTGTCAAAGTTGTCAATGTTCCAAGTGATGTAATATTTGACTGAGCTGCACCTGTAACTGTAGCAGCTGTGCCACTTACATTACCTGTCACATTACCTGTTACGTTTCCCTCAACGTTTGCAACTAATGTTCCTGTTGTTATCGTTAAATCACCAGTTGTTGCACCAGTGAACGAACCTGTTCCAACTATAAATTTATCAGCAGATTCATCAAATCCTATAAATGCATTATCAGAACTTCCTCTTTCCATGACAAGACCAATATCACCTGATGGTGTGCCTGATTGTCCGTTTGCGAGTTCAAATAATTTATCAGAAACTACAGTGTTTGTCGTAGATACAGTTGTTGTAGATCCGTTAACAGTTAGATTACCTGTTATTGTTAAGTTACCACCGATGGCATCTATCTCTGACTCCATAAGTGTAACTAATCTTGATAATGCAGCTTTCCTATTTGTTCCACCTGCACCATCATCAACAACTATTAAATCTGAAGTTGTTAGTGCAGCACCAATGTCTGTTCCACCGTCTATTTCTAAAGCTGATAATGCAACCTTACCTGCGGTAGATATCGTATCAAGTTTACTGTCGGCGATAGCCGCACTTGAGTTTATGTCTGCGTTAACAATAACACCAGATCCAATGGCTGCAGTTCCACCTGATATTGTTATATCACCACTTATAGTTCCTTGAACATAAGTAGAAATCTGAGATGCATTTACTTTTTTTTCAGTTCCAGCGTCAGATATTGCAAAGTCATCACCATCAGCGATTGTAATACCTGATCCGTCTGTGAGTCCGTCTATATTTAAAATTGCTTCAACATTACCAAATTCTAAAGCAGAAGCGCCAGAGTTTACTTTTAAAACTTGACCTGCTGTTCCAATTGATAATGATGCACCAATACCACCTGCCGATAAAGGTATGAACTCGCCTGACTGAAACTCAGCCAAACCTGTTGCATTACTACTTCCGTCAAAGACGACTCTTACTGGTGTTTTACTACTCATATTTTTATTTATTCCTAGAACTCAAATAGTTGAGTTGCTGTTGTTGCCGATAAACTGTCTCCATTTGCTAGTGTCAAGCCATTGAACACTCTTGTTCTTGATGCCGATGCCTTCATTGTTAAAGTCACTGCGGCAGTGCTTAATCCACCTGATGCAGTGAACACTGGTACTTTTCTTATAGGTGTTCCCTCTGTATCAGATATTGCTAATTTATTTCCGTCTGCGTCTTTTGAATCATTAGGTATTGTGACAACTGTTCCGTCTGAACTAATGGTCGCACCTCCTAGATTCAAAGTATCACCTGATAAAAATAAATCACCAAATCTTTTAGTTGCACTTCCTAAGTTTCTTGTTCCATTTCCGTCAGGTATAATATCTTGATCAACGGCAGATAGGTCTACTGAACCACTTCCACCAACTGCGTGTATTGTATCACCAATTCTCACATGAAGTGTATTCGCACTTGTATTATGTGCAATCTCACCATCTTCTAAATTTGAAGTTGTTGGTGTTCCAGCAATTCTTTTTAATTTTATTTTAAGTGCCATTAATTACCATCCACTTGATCTGTAAATTCTAGTTTGCCTGATGTAGAGTTAAATACTAAAAATTTTCCATTACCAAGTGATGATGTATCAACATCGTCCAAGTCTTGCAGTCTTACTGCGCCACCGCCTCCTATTGTCGCCATTTGTTGTGATATAATGTTCTTAAATTGTCTAAAATCTTCTTTTAATTTTGTCAGTTCATTTTGTTCTGGTTGTTCAGGTAAGTAATTAGTCATCTTCTGAGCCAGTTCTCTTTTTTCTAAATTTTGTTCAAAACTATCTAATCTTTCAAAAAATGTTTTAAGAACATCAATTCTTTGTGCATTATCTTCTTTTGTAAACTCTTGTTTCTTCTCAACTGGCACTTCTCTTACGATCTCTCTTGTGAAATGTTTCTCAATAATTTGAGGTTCCATGTCCTCTTTTCTCATTTCTTTAGTTTTCTTTTTCATCTTTTCAATATATCTTCGATACACTGCAGCCTCTGCTGTTTTTCCCATTACTCTTGCTCTTTGTTCCATTGCAATCGCAGCTTGTATTTTATGTGCGTGTGATCTACCAGAATTGATAATTTTTTTTACAGATGCTCTTGCAGTTTCAACATCTTTAAATCCTAAACCATGTATTGTTCCTTTTGGATTTTCGTCTGTGTATAAATCAGAGTGTTTGTCAGAACCTGCAGGTTGTCCTTTTTTTCTAGGGATTCTAGGTGCTTCAGATATTAAATTAAAAAACTCTGATAATGATTGACCTACAGAAACTCTAGGTTTAAACCTTTTATCTTTTTCTTCTTGTATTTTTTGAACTTTTTGTTTTTCGTCTGATACAAGAGACATGAATTGACCTAGTTCTTGCATTAGTTATCTACCTTTGCGCCTGCTCTCCATTGTTGACAACTCCAATATCTAGCCTTTGTTTTTGGCCCTGGGTTATCACAATTATGTCTTGCCCTAAATGATTTTCTTCTGGCAGGGTCATCTCTTTTTATTTCTAAATTAGGATCACCAAAACGAACTACAACTACGTTACCTTTTTCGTTTTTGACATATACTTTAAATTTTTTATTAGGATTTTCACTTGTGCGTATAGGATCATTTAATTTAACTTTTCTTCCCTCAAACTCAGCAGACTCAACTATTTCACCCCAAGCATTTCTTAATATAAAAGTACCAAAAGAATCTAATGTTTCTTTCTTTTGTTCAGTAATATTTGCATCAGCACATTGACCACAACAATCTGGTGTACCACAATTATCATGAACAACTTCAACCTTTTCAAGAAGTTTATTATATGTTTCTGTTAATTTAATATACCAATTGTCTCCATATCTTAGTTCATACTTTTCGTGTATATCCTCATTTTTATACCAACCTTCAATATCTTCTTTTGTCAACTTTTTATTTTCGCCAGGTGTAACAGATCTTGTGTGATCACCATAGTCTTTACCTATATCATATGAGTCACCAAACATTTTTTTAAACTTCTTTGTATATTGAGATGGTTTAGTTTTACCTTTAGAATCACCTGGTGCTGGTTTGTATGCAGCTGGATTGTCATCGTCCATTTTTGCACCTTTTCTAAAATGTGCAGCTCTTGCGTCTTTAGTTTTCTTTTTTACACCAGAGTAATATTTTGCAGGTTGCGTACCTGGTTTATCTTTTACATCTTTATCTTGTCTTACTGCTGTAATTTTTTTTTGTTCTACTTTTATCTCGTGTAACCATGCTTTGTGAACTTTGCCTTGACTATCATTAAATGTAATATAGTTTGTTCCTCTTTGAATTATTTTTCCCTCGATACCCTTTGCCTCTACTAAATCACCAATCTTCCATATCTGACCTGTTAAATATCTGTCTCTGAGTTCTTCATATTCATTCATGACACCCATGTCTTTCTGTTCTCTAATACCCATGTACTTACGAACATCTCTAAATAATTTTCTTCCGTCTTTAAATCCTTTAGGTAAACCATCAGCAAAATCATCGTACTCACCTTTGTTTGCATGATACCTCATCTTAGATGCTGACATACCTGATACACCTTCTGCATCTGGGTCTCTCTCTCCAGCAGACACAACATCAATATTATCAAACTTATAGAATCCGTGTCGTTTACCTTCCACACCATTATACTTTTTTAATAATGTTTCAAACTCTTTTACTCTATCTGAACCAGCAACCATTCTTAAGTTTCTAAAACCTTGGTCATATAATTTAGTTGCAATATCTATTGCAGTGATTGCTTTTCTATCAGCAATAATATTTCTTTTATGTTTTGGAAACATTTTTCTCATGTACGCTATCTTTAGTGCGTGTGGCAATGGATCTTTATTTTGATTTTGTGAGAAACTAGGATATATTTTATATTCATCTGATCCAGCAACTTGTTTCACTTTATTAATTAATTTTTCATGACCAGTGGTTGGTGGATTAAATCTACCAAATGCAAACACAACTGATTTGCCTGGTTGTTCATATGCATTAAATTTTTTAATCATCTTTTTTCTGTCTTGCTCTTTTGACTTTTTCAATCTCTGCTTTTTTAACTTTTATTAAATTTCTCTTTGCAATCTTTTCAATTGCAGCACCATATTTTGCATTTACAATTTGATCTATTTTCATCTTCTGCATTGGTGCCATCTGATCATATTTTGGATAAAATTTCTTACGAATAAGTTTTCTTGCCATCTTAGTTGCCTTGACACGTTGTTTCATAGGTGTGGCAATCTTTTTCATTGCTCTTTCTCTTTTGGCTTTAAATGCTGATGTTTTTGCGAGGCGAGCCATTCTTCTGCCGATCTTTCTTCTTTGAGCGACTGATACGACTCGTTCTTTGAGTTCGTTTATTAAATCTTTTATGTTTTTCATCTATCCCATGCCTTTATTGCAGTGAAATTATTAAACGAAAATTCCATTCTATCGACTAATTTCACAGCGTTACCAGACACTCTGTCTATCGCAACATAACCCTCTGGGTTAACCACTTTATATCCATTATCTGTGCGTATAAACGTGCCTGTTAGTTGTTTTACACTATTTAGTTTTCTAACAATTTGCATTTTTGCATCAATCATAAAATTTTGAAACTTAACGACTTCAGTCAAATTTCTAACATGTTTTTTGATTTCTATGGTATATTGCTTAGATATATTCTCATATTTTTTCTTTCCAGCAGGTGTTTTTACTTTATCAATCTGTTTTTTTACTGAATCTTGTACCCAATTGACATATTCTGCAGCATGTCTGTTTGCATTCTTAACTTTTTCCCCTCTTCTCACTTTACTGTTTGTATAAGTTTTATATGATGCACCTGCTAATGCGCCAGTCATTGATTCTTGAAGTCTAAGAAATTTATTTAACATTGGTGCATTAATTTTTTGAAATGTCTTTCCTACATCTGATAGTGTTTTTGTAACCAGTGCAGTTTCTTTGGCATTGAATGTGGCTTTGCCTGATACGTCTTTGTATGTTGCATCATCCATCCAAACCGAAGCAGACTTGTTTAAATTACTGATGTTCGCACCAAAAGATGCTTTCATAACAGGTAATGATTTGCCAGAGTATGTTGTGTGCCATACAACTCCTATCTTTGCTTTTTTCATAATCTTTCCTAGATCAGAATCAACTGGTACTGCGTAAACTATGGTGTTTGGTTGAAATGTATAAACTTTTTCACCATCTATTGTATCAGTTTCAAGATCATTAGTAAACATAAGATCACCTTGAAGAACTCCTTTGATACCTAATTTAGCAAACTCTTTTAGTGCAACTTTAAATTTTGCATTTAGTTCACCAGATAAATCTGCGTCAATCTCTGCGTTTGTCTTATATAACTTTGGATTTACGTTGAATACTGACTTCTTTGCAACAAAAAACTTTCCGTCCTCTGGGTCTATACCTGCGAATATCGCTGGTGCGCCATCCCATTTAACAGTCATATTTACAGATGATCTACTTGCACCTGCTAACATATCTCTTAAACTTCTTAAAAAGTTTATTGCGCCTCTTCCACCTGGCACACCAAAGTTTATTATTTCATCCTCGATGTGTTCTAAATGTAAGTTCTTACCTGCTTGTTCTTCTAAAAATTGTATCATTTTTTTGATAATCCATTGTATTTTACTGCAAGACTAAATTGACCTAACTTTTTTAATCCAGCATGACCTGATTTATTTGTTCGAATAGACATACTCATTTTCAAAGTATCTGGGCCAGATGTCAATTCTATAAACCAATTTTGTTTAGATGATTGAGATGATGTTGCCTTAATAAATTTTACTTGTGGTAAAAAAACACCTAGTTGATCTTTATCTGTTACTTCTTCGTAATCACTACCAACTGCTTTAATCACTATGGTAGGAACATCAGGTGCATCTCTAAGTATATTTGTTTTAATATATTTTATTGTATTATCTTTATTTTTATTAAATAATTTGACTATTCCTTGTCTCATAATCTCAAGGTAATCATTGTAAAATTTTTCATATTGTGCATTATTTTTTTTATCAAAGTCTCTTAATATATCTTTTGTTTTTCTATCTCTAATAAATGATCTCTCAGGTGGCATACCTGGTATTTTAGAATAAACTGATTTGTATGCCAATGACATTAGTTTACCATAGTTTCTATCTTTGAACTCATCAAAAACTTTTCCTATGTAAGTGTTTAATTGTGGTTCAGATGTTTTCTTTCCACCTGCTTTTAAACTAACACCTAAAATTTTGTTATCGTTGTAAGTAATAAACATATCACCTGGGTGTTTACTAGGCACACCTGCAGGCTTTGCTCTGTATCCCCAAAACAAACTTTTTATCTTTTTATTTTTATCTTCTTGTTGAATGTATTTAAGAACACCAATAGCGTTTGCCATTTTTTCTTTAAACTTAGTGGATGTATCTGCTTTGTTTATTGTTTCCTCTGCGGCTTTTATATCTTTTGGCCCAACACATTTGAGTTTTGAAACATCAACACCTAGTAAAAATTGATGAAATGATATGATATCTTTTGGATTATATTTTTTTTCGAATGCGATTAAGGGAAATAACTCTGTGATACTAGAGTTTAAAGTAGTTTCACCCATACCACCAGATAATGGTTTTACAAAAATTCTAAAGTTTCTGTTTTGATATATGCCATCAATCGGATCAACTGATGATGAACTTGTTCCAAGAGATGCCTTAATGCCTGCTTGATTTAGATTTCTTAGTATTTCATCTCTATCAGTTTCTCTATCTGATGAACGAACAATATAAACATCTCTTTTAGATGTAGATTGTTTCTCAGACTTCTCATAACTTAAACCCCTCATAATATCTTTTGGAAGTTCTTCTTCAGCAAGAAGTTCTTCAACAATAATTAATTTAGGTTTGTATGATTGTTCTCTAGGCCTTACTTGTTGTACAAACTTTCTAATAGACATCGCTCCCCCATTTATTACTCATATATTTATGTTTTATACATCCTCATATGTGGAGGTATTCTATCCTTACCAAAAGTTGGTTTTTTGTTTTGATTCTTACACCATTCTAAAGCGTCTTCTTCAAATTCAAAGTTCCATACCACCTCATTTGTCTTTACGTCTATACAATTATATGGATAATTTAAATTAGAATCATCTAAATCCACATAATATCTAGACTTTAATTTCTTGGAATTTCGCATATCTTTCACCACTGGTAGATTTATCTAGTGCTGGTATTTCGTCTTCTTGCCCACTATCTACAAGATCAGATTGTGCTTTTAGTTCAACATCATATAGTTTCATTCTTGATCTATCTATTCCTAAAACAAATCTTTTATTTACAGTAGGATCATTGTATCTGTTTTTTAGTTGTTTGACTGTAATTTGTTGCAACTCTTCCATTTCCTCAGTTGAGATCAATGCAAACATAAAGTCTGCTGTCGCAGGTAGTCCAAATGACTCAGATGTATCCTCAAGTCCTATATCAGTTGATACATATCCACCTCTAGTTGTCTGTGTAGCAGACACGATAGGCACGTTATTTTCGACTGCTAGACCCCTTAATTCCTCTGCGATAGATTTGATTAGTGTATATGAATTAATGTTTGAGCCCCCTTTAAAACGACTTGAAGCACATATATTTAAGTAATCTACAAAGATTATCTCTGGTTTAAAACTTTTTTTGATTGATAGTTCTTGTAGTAATGAACGAAAGTGATTAGTATGTGCTGATGCTGTTGGATATTCTTTTATAATCAGTTTACCTTTTACTTTGTTCATGATCTTTTCGATCTTATCATCGTACATTGGTTTAGGTAAATCTTGAAGTGCATCCATACTTACATTCATAAGATTCGCATCTATTCTTTCTGCGATTCTTTCCTCTGCCATTTCTAGTGTAATGTAAAGAACATTCCGTCCTTGATTTATACAGTTTGCAGCCATGTGACACATGAACAAAGATTTACCGACACCAGTTCCAGCAAGTGCAATGTTTAATGTTTTTTGTGGGAGTCCACCTTTTGTAATTTTATTGAAATATTCTAAGTCAAATGGAATACGTTCTTCTTTACGATGTAAGTATTCAAATCTATCTGATGCATCCTCTATATAATCATGACCAACTCTATTATCAAAAGAAACAGATAATGCATCTGTCAAAAGACTTGGAAGTGCATCAGGTTTACGTGTGGAATCTCTACCTTCAATAATAGAGATTCCGTCCACGACGGCATTATAGATTGCCCTATCTTTACAGAATGTTTCGGTAGTATCAGTTAACCACTCTATATCAACTGCATCATCTGTAAAGTTGCTAACAATATTTGTTATGTCTTTATATTGTTGTTCAGTTAAATCTTTTCGGTTATCAAGTTCAACTTCCAAAGATGTTTTTGTTGGAAGTTTTGAATACTTTAACGCAAAAGAACTTATCTCTTTGAATACGATTCTTTGATTTCTATCTTGAAAGTATTCTTCTTTTAAAAATGGTAAAACTTTTCTAGCATATTCTTCATTTGCTACTAAGTTTTCTAGTATCGTTAGTGTTATATTTTTCATCAAGTATATCCATTAGTATATCACCTATTAAATTAAAAAAATTATCGCCAAACTTTTCTCTAGGTATTGCATTGTTTTCTATAATATCATATTCAAATTGCATTGTCAATTTATCATCTTTTTCTATTGGTGTGACTTTACCATATTTATAAATTACACCAGCAAACTCTCCCTCGTTGATCCCTATGCAAGTTTGATCTGGGTAGTTTGCTGATTCGATATAACTGAATTTCTTTTTTGTCAAGTGACTAATCCACTTACAACTTCAGTATATGCTTTGTTTATATTTTGATTTGATGGTGTGACTAATATAATACCACCACTTCTAAAAATTATTGATTTAGGATTTTCCTCACCTGTCATACAAACACCTCTTGCAAAACCCATGTTTCCTTCTTTAGTGCTAACCATCATTTTTGGATTACTTAGATGTACGCCTGTATCATCATTTTTTTCTAGTCTTCCAACAAATTCACCATGTGGTGTTAAAACAGATACTAAATCACCTTGTTTCATTTCACTCATTGTTGCCTCCATATGAGTATTCTTTCATTGCCGCTTCTTCTAGTTTTTCCATAACTTCATCTGTGAAGTATGACTGTGGATCATCATTTATAGTTTTACCAAATACTTTTCGACCATCTGGTAATTCAAACTTCGTAGATACTTTTTTAAATATATCATATTTTTCAGCAAGTTGAAGTAATCCATAATATTTGTCAAGTCCTTTATTGTATGTTAATCTAACTTCACAATCTGAGTTTTCTTTTGTTAGTCTAGACTTTTGATTTTTTGCTTTGATAATATTACCAATAACTTCAGTTCCGTCTTTTTCTTTTTTCTTACTTAGATAAACAATACTACTTGCGGCATATTTAAGTCCACTACCACCACCCATTTCTTTCATTGGAATATATGATCCAACAACATCATAAGTATGATTAGTGACGACCATAGGAACTTTTGCTTTTCCTAATTTAAGTGTAAGTATTCTAAATGCAGCCTTTAGAACTTGAGCTCTTGTCATATCTCTTGTTTCTTTTCCCTCTGCTGTATCTTCAACTTCTTTAGTTGTAGATAACATACCTAGAGAATCAAGACACATAAACATTGGTCTTCTAATATCAACGTCTTGTTGCATGTATCTATCAAGAACTTTTATTGCCTGTGTTCTAAACTCTTGCACAGTTGAAACAGGTAAGACTACCATTCTTGATGCATCAATACCTCTATCAACGATCATTTTTTTAGTTACTGCTGATTCTGACTCAAAGTAAACAACACCACCATCTGGGTTTGCATCTAAAAAGTGTTTACACATTCCCATAAGAAAAAATGTTTTACCTGTTGCAGATTCACCTGCAAGTGCTGTTATTTTATTCTGTGGAAGTCCACCATAGAGTGAACCACTTAACATTCCATTTAAAATATAAGAACCTGTGTCGATAAAGTTTTCAACATCACCTGATTCGACTCCGTCTTCTACTAGATTAGCATATTCATTGCCAGTTGTTTTTATGATTTCTTTTAGAAAATCATTTGCATCTGTACCCATAATTACTCCTATTTTTTTATTGTAGTTGCTGGACTTATTACCTCTGGTCTATATTCTACATAGTTTTCTATCAAGTCTGATGGTATGCATTGAAGTTGTAACCCAGTTAAATCTTTTAATTCTGTGTATATCTCTTCTTTTGCAATCATACAGTCTTGCATTCCAATGTATAAAAATTTTGACGCTATGTTTTTACACTCCACATCGCCTGGTAGACCTAGACATAAGTATCCAATCAAAAATACTGCTGTACTCATTTAATTACTATTGCTCCTAAAAAATTATGATTACGCCAAAATACTTGTATATCTTTAAAACCTGCCTTTGTCAAGAATTCGTTTATTTCGGGCCAAGTATTTGGTTTCAACATGTGTCGTAGTGTGTTTTCTTTATCTAAAATGTCTTTATCTTCAAAATGTTTTCTTTTGTAATCGTAGTACATAAACGTTAACATGTCTTGGATATGTGCATTCTGAGAATAAACTTTTTCTGCAAAGACAAATGCGCCACCAGGTATTAAACTTGTATGAATATCTCGTATCAATTTTTCTCTGTCTGTTTTAGGCATGAACTGTAAAGTAAATATTGATGTAATATAAGAATATTTATTATAACCTAACGAATATTCTCTTATATCCTTTTCACTAAAATTAATAAATGATCTATTTTTACTTTCCTCAACCATTTCCCATAATTCATCAGACCTTTTATGAAGGTCTTCTTGAAAACCTTTTGCGTATTCAACACCTTCGTATGTGACACGATTCTTATGTTCATGATTTTCTAAAAATATTTCTTTTGTTAGTTTGCCAGTTGAACATCCAATATCTAGAACATGTGTTTTTTCTTCTACAAAATATCTAGAAAATGATACAACATCATTCAATAATTCTTTATAACCTCTAATGGATTTGTCAATGTGATTATCAAATCCTTCTTCTCTATGTGCAAATGTAAAATCGTTCATTATATATTCCTTAAAACATTATCATACATGGAACTTGCCAGTGCTTTCATCATTAGTGATGGCACCATTCTTCCACATCTCTCTGATCTCTGAGCCCACTTACCTGTCAGTATAAAATCGTCTGGTAGTGATGTTACTCTTTTCAATTCACCTAATGTAAACTTTCTGTCTTCTTCCCAATGACAAACTCCAGCAGTTTTTTCAGTTGCACCCATGGCAGTGATAGTAGGTGACGGATGAAACTCTGATGCAATCTTTAAATTAAAATGCCAACCTTTTGGATGATAGTCTGTGCCTGTGATTACTTTGTCTGGGTTGCGTGGCATAAGAACACAAGTTTGTTTATAGTATGCTGTCTCTTTCCACATTCTTGTTAACATTTCAACTTCATCTTGATCATAATCTAAATCATCAAATGCACCTTGTAAAGTAGTAATTGTTTTATTTTCTTTTGGAAATATTGATGATAGAGTCATAAAATTCAAACCAACTTGATCCATAATGTCATCTCTAACTGCCATAAAGAAAACTCTTCGTCTTCTTTGTGGAACTCCAAACTGTGAACAATCATGTACTTTTGCAACTACTTGATATCCAATATCCTCAAATGTATTTTGTATTTTATTAAAATATTGTTTTGCTTCTCCAACTGTAAGACCTTCAACATTCTCTGCGATGATAGTCTTTGGTCTAATCTTATCTGCGACTCTTAAAAACTCAAAGAATAAGTCTTCAATATTCGTAACTATCTTTCCGTCTGAGTAAGATTTAGTTTTACCAAATCCGTCACTATGAACTGTTCCCTCTCTTGCCAATGTTCCACACATACTAAATGCTGAACATGGAGGCGATCCGTCTAATAATTCAAGTTCACCTTCTTTTATATTTGCAATCTCTAAAAAATCTTTTCCCTCTAGTTCTTTGATATCACCATCAAGAATAGGTGTGTTTGGATAATTATCTCTGTAAGTATTTCTTGCTTCTTCAACAAACTCATTTATTGCAAGTATTTTTCCACCTGCAAGACGATAACCTGTAGAACTTCCACCACCACCTGCGAAAGTGGATATAACACGAAACTTTTCTTGTGCCTCTCCGTCTAATACGTCTTTCATTAAGTAAGGTTTGTATTTCATATAAAGTTTTCCAAAGTGCCTTTACTATCAACTATTTTTGACCAGTCACGACACACATCCATAATTCTTTTCCTATCATATATGTTTATCTCTTTATTGTCAAGAAGATTCTCAAATATAGTTGGTATTTCTGCCACAAGTTGTAAATTAAGATGTTTTTTAAGTTTAAGTTCATCAAACTCATGAAAATGTTGTCTGATTAAATGTTTTTCGTATGGTTTATTAATCTGATCCCAATCAAACTGTATAAAATAATTAAATACATCTTTGTTTAAATAAGGTGCAATCAGTATTTTATTATATTCTTTACTTAACATTTCAAGTTGTCTGACACCTGCTGGATTATCAGATGAAAAATAATCTGTTCTAAACTTATCAAACTTTTGTTTTGTGTGTTTGAAATGTATCATTGCTTTTTTACTTAGACCATAATGTCCGTCTGCGGCAACACCAGATATAATAACTTTCTCTTTTATCTTAGGATACATGTACATGAACGGCCAAGTGCATTCAAACTGAACTTTCTTTTTACAACTGTATTTGTGTGCCAACGTTTTAAAGTCCTCGACTAAATTTTCAGTTGGCACCTCAATACTTGTAAAATTAAATCCAAACTTCTCACACACCTCTTGTGCTTTTAGTGAGTCGTAAGTAGGATTATCTTTTATATGAAAAGAATATCCATGTACTTTTAAACCGAGACGGTTAGAAGTAAATAAGCAAGTGTTACTGTCAACGCCGCCAGATAAGAGAATAGCAACTTCAGTTTCATTTTGTGACTCCTTTGTTATTATTGTTTCTAGTAATTTGTGTATCATGCAAAAAAATCTTCTAGTGTTCCTTGTGTTCCATAAGTTCTATCAACAAACCATCCAATCTTTTCAATAATAAAATTAAGTGGTTCAATAAATGACTTTTCAAACTGTAATTCATAATCAACTTTAAAGTCAAGTTGTTTTGGAAGTGTTGTAATAAATGATATAGATGATGATTGATAAATGTTAGGAAGTTTTAAATATAAAAACTTTATCTTGTCGCCTTCTTGTATTAAAGGATAGTATCTTGTAAGTTTATTTTTCTTTACTAAATGATTATATAATATTCCACCTTTGACATGTATCGGAGCACCTTTCTTAAATAATGTATGTGTCTCAGACCATTTGTTCAAACCATTTACACTTCTTGGATATGCAATGTCTTCTGGTGGAAGTGTAAGAAACTCTTCACGAAAATTTTGTATAAATTTATTTAGTTCTTTTTCATCACCAGACATCATAATCTTCAAAGCCTCTTTAATTTTTTCACGACATGGTGCAGGTGTTGATGACTTCACTGCTTCGATACCCATAATCTTTAATGTTGGTTCTTTATATCTAACACCTTCAATATCGTATGCGTTTAAAATATATCTTTTCTTTGCAGTCCAAATACCTTTATCTGCAATCACTTCTCTTTTCATTTGCATCTTTTGTTCATATGCATGTAGATAGTTTGCAAGTTCTTGATATGATTGATCAATGAAAGGTTCAACCTTTTCTTTTGCAATTGTATCAAGGAAGTCAATAGGATATTTTGGATTAAGTTTTTTAATTAGTTCATCAAATGTAATATAAACAGAGTCAGTGTCGGATGCAATAACATAATCTTTATCTTTAGTTTTTAGTAATCCATTCATATAACTGTTTATCTTTTTTTCAATCCAACGAATAGATAATTGACCAGACGTAGTAATCGCTTCTGCCATTGTGTGTGAATAATATCTAAACCAATTGTTTCCAATAGCACCATATGCTGAGTTAAGTGCAATCTTTTTTGCCATTTGTATATTATTAAACGTAGAAATTTGTTTCTCATACTTTTTATCTTTTGTGTTAACAAGATTTTGTTTTGCCTCTAACATTGCCTTTTTGTATCTAACTCTATCATCATACATTTTTTGCATCATCTCAGGCAAGAATCCTTTTTTGTCAGTGCGAAATAACGCACCATTTGGTGTCATAGTTGTATTTTTTAAAACAGATGTGTCTATTTGTTTATCTAATAGTTTATCAACTGACATATTAGGTACTGTCTGTTCACTTTTCATTGTTTCAGGTGAAATGTTATATTGCATAATTAAATGTGGATATAGTGAATTTAAATCAAAAGATAATACCCATTCATGCATACCTGTCTGTGGATCTTTTACATATGCACCTTCATACTTCTCAGACTTTTCTCTTTCTACTTTTTGTGGAACAACAATACCTTTATCCATTAAATAGTTGTGTATTAGAATATCCCAATACTTAACTGATCCTAAAACATCTGTATAATTAACCTTTGCCTCGTAGGCCATAGTCAAACACAAGTCGATAAGTTTCATTTTCTCTTCAAGTTTATCAACAATCTCAACATCTGTTATGTTATAGTCAATGAAAGATTGAAAATCGTTTGTGTACCAATCTCTAAAAGTATCGTAAGGATTTCCGTCTTTTCTCTCACCTAGTTCCACGTATGCGATATGATCTAAACGATATGACTCTTGATTTGTATATGTAAACTTTCGATACAAATCATAATAATCTAAAGCTGCGATACCTTGTATATCCCAAACTTGGTGACTGCGACCCATTGAGTAAATATTTTTTGATGAAACAGATTTCCATGGTGATAATTTTTTTAAGTCATCTTCACCACAAAGTTTTTTTATTCTATTACAAAGATATGGTATATCAAAAAATTCTGTATTCCAACCAGTGATAACATCAGGTTGATTCATTTGCCAGAACTTTAAAAACTCATAGATAAGTTCTTTTTCATTTTCACAGTTGACATAAGCAACGTCTGGTCGAGTTGTTTTGTACTCACCAACACCCCAAACAAATATTTGTTTATTGGCATGATTTTTTACAGTGATAGAAAGTAAAGGTTCAATAGCATCTTGTGGATTAGGAAAACCATTTTCACAAGCAACTTCAATATCAATAGTTGCAATCAATACATCATCTAATGACCATTCTAAGTTTGGATAGTTTTCATATAAAAAAGAATATTGATATTGTGTATTACCATATAACAAATGTGGTTGTTCTTTATATTGTTCAACCCACTCTTTGGCATCTCTCATTGTTTGATGTTTTATAGGTGTAACATACTTACCCTC